GGCGCCAAGACCGCGAAATTCTTCTAGCTGCGTGGGCCTATAGGGGTTAACCGGTCCCTCGCGTCCGTTGGGGTTCTCATGGGTCGCAAGGTCAACCAGACGGAGCTCGCGGAGATCGTCGGCAAGACCGACGTCACGATCTGGCAGTGGCAGAAGGACGGCATGCCGATCGAGCAGGTGAACACGCGCGGCCAGTCGAACGTGTACGACACCGCCGACGTCATCGCCTGGATCGAGAACCGCGCCGAGAAGCGCGTGCGCGACGAATCGCCGCGGGACGCGCTGGCGCGCGCCCAGACCAAGCTGATCGAGCAGACCCTCGCGGAAAAATCGCGCTCGCTGGTGCCGGTGGCGGAGATGGAGTCGGGGTTCTCCCGCATGGTGGTGGCTGCACGCCAGCGCCTGCTGCAGGTCCCCGGCCTGATGCGCGGCGTGCTCGACGAGGGTCAGGTGGCCGCGCTGGAGGAGCAGCTGCTCGAGGCGCTCCAGGAGCTGGCCCATGGCCCAAGCGCAGGAAGTGCTGGATCGGATCCGGCGGCAATGGCTGCCGCCGAGGAAGCTGGGGGTCGCGGCGTGGGCGGAGACGAAGCGCCGGCTGAGCGACAAGTCGCCGTTCCCGGGGCCGTTCCGGCTCTCGATCACGCCCTTCCTGCGTAGCCTGCTCGAGGACCTGAGCGACCCCAGCGTCACCGAAGTCGTCGGCCAGAAGAGCGCGCAGATCGGGTGGACCGACGGCGTGCTGGTCAACTGGCTGGGCCAGATCGTCGACGAGGACCCGGCGCCGACGATGGTGCTCTTCCCGGCCGACAAGAAGGGCCGGGAGTTCAACGCCGAGAAGCTGACGCCGGCGATCGAGGCGACGCCAGCGCTCTCCGAGCGGCTCGTGACGAAATCGCGCGCGAAGGAGAACCGGCAGGACTTCAAGGAATTCGCGGGTGGCTTCATCAAGCTCGTCGGCTCGAACTCGCCGATGAACGTGAAGTCCACGACGGCCAAGTATCTCGCCGTCGAAGAGCCCGACGACTGCAACCTCAACATCAAGGGGCAGGGCGACTCGATCACGATGCTCGAGGAGCGCGGCAAGCGCTACCCGGGCTCGAAGCTCCTCGTCGGCGGCACGCCGTCGATCGTGGGCATCTCGTCGGTGGCGAGCCGCATGGAGTTCACCGACAAGCGCCGCTGGATGGTGCCCTGCCACCACTGCGGGCACGAGGCTCCGCTCGACTGGAAGAACGTGCGCTGGTCGAGCGACCAGGCGCGCAGCCATCCGGTATTCGGCAACGCCGACGTCGCCTCGGCGCGCTACGTCTGCGCCGAGTGCGGCGGGGAGTGGACCAACGCCGAGCGCATCGCCAACGTGCGGCGCGGCCGCTGGGTCGCGACGGGCGAGTTCCGCGGCCGCCGCGGGTACTACTTCAGCGAGCTGATGAGCGTCTTCCCAGGCTCCGAGCTCTCGGCGCTGCTCGAGAAGTACCTCGCGGCGAAGCACGCGATGGAAGTCGAAGGCGACGTCTCGAAGATGATCGTCTTCTGGAACCAGAGCCTCGGCCTCGCGTGGGAGTACAAGGGCAAGACGATCGACGCCGAATCGCTCGGCGCGCGCGTCGAGGACTACCCCGAGTGGTTCGTGCCCTGGGGAGGCCTCGTCATCACCGTCGGCGTCGACGTGCAGCACGATCGCCTCGCGGTGGTCGTGCGGGCCTGGGGCAACGGCGAGGAATCGTGGCTCGTGTGGGCCGGCGAGCTGTACGGCAACGTTCTCGAGGACGCCGTCTGGGACGAGCTCGATCGCGCGGTGGTGTTCCGCTCGTATCGCCACGTCAGCGGCGCCAACCTCAACGTATCCGCGGTGTCGGTCGACTCCGGCGACGGCCAGACGTCGGATGCCGTGTACAAGTGGTCCCGGCGCGCGAACCGGCGCTTCGGCGTGCCGCGCGCGATGCCGATCAAGGGCGCGCGCAACCCCGACGCCGAGATCTTCCGCAAGCCCGGCGCGCCGCTCGACGTCGACGCGCAGCACAAGGGCGCCAAGTACGGCCTGCGGCCCTACATGGTCGGCGTCGGCCGCGCCAAGGACCTTATCCTCGGCGCCGATGAGAACGCCGGCCGCGTCAACCTGCGCGACGCCGACGGCGCCACCGGCCGCGGGCCCGGCCGCATGCACTGGTACCGAGGCCTGCGCGCCGACTACTTCGACCAGCTGACCTCCGAGGTCAAGGCGCCGGCGCGAGATCTCTCGCGCGGCAAGGCGCTGAAGAAGGTCTGGCAGAAGAAGGCCGGCAAGAGGAACGAGTTCCTCGACTGCGAGGTGTACGCGCTGCACGCCGCGCGCGCGCTGCGCCTCGACACGTACACGCAGGCCACCTGGCAGGAGCTGCGCACGCGCCTCCTGCAGGGCAACCTCTTCGCACCCGGCGAGGCCGCCATCGGCGAGCCGGCCGAGGCCGGCGACGCGGACGCAGCCCAGGCCCAGGCCGGAGATCTCCCGGCCGACGCCGAGGCGGATGCCGCGCCGCCGGCGCCCGTGCCCGTACAGCAATCCCGGCCGCTCGCGACCAGGCCCGCGGGCCGGCGCCAGCGCAGCGCCGGCATTCGACCCTAGGAGCCGCTATGGCAGGAATCACGCTCGCGCAGGCCGAGGCCAAGCTCGCGACCTGGATGGCAGCCATGGACGCCGTCGCCACCGGGCAGGAATACGCGATCGGCACCCGCTCGCTCAAGCGCGTCGACGCCAAAGAGATCCGCGAACAGGTGCAGTTCTGGGACCTCAAGGTCAAGGAACTCTCGCGCGGCACCACCGGCATCCGCGTCCGCGGGGCGACGCCCACGTGAGCCGCCGCGAGGTACGCGAAGCCCTGCGCGGCGCCGCCAAGCAGAACCTGCTCGAGCGCGCCATCGCCACCGTCGCGCCCGTCATGGCCGCGCGCCGGCAGAAGGCGCGCATGTTCATGGCCGTCGCCGGCGGGTACACCGGCGCCTCGCGCTCGCGCCGCCAGACCAGCGAATGGAAGGTCAACGAGAACTCGAGCGCCGACGCCGACATCCTCGTCGACCTGCCCACGCTGCGCGATCGCGCGCGCGATCTCGTGCGCAACGAGCCGCTCGCGGCCGGCGCGCTGGGCGGCACCGTCACCAGCGTCGTCGGCACCGGCCTCGCGCTCCAGTCCCGCGTCGATCGCGAAGCGCTCGGCATGGACGAAGACCAGGCCGCCGCCTGGCAGCGCCTCGTCGAGCGCGAGTGGTGCCTCTGGTTCGACAGCACCTGCTGCGACGCCACGCGCACGCAGAACGGCTACGGCCTGCAGTCCCTCGTCTTCCGTGCGGCGCTCGAGTCCGGCGACGTTTTCGTCGCCATGCCCATGCGCCCCGTGCGCGGCATGCCGTACCGGCTCGCCCTGCAGCTCATCGAGGCCGACCAGGTATCGAACCCGGCGGGGAAGATGGACACCGACAAGCTCGCCGGCGGCGTCGAACTCGACGACTGGCGCGCGCCGATCGCGTACCACGTGCGCCGCTCGCACCCCGGCGCGATCAACCGCGTGTCCATGGAGTGGGACCGCTTCGAGGCCTTCGGCCAGCGCACCGGCCGCCGGCAGTTCCTGCACGTGTACAAGAAACTGCGCCCCGGCCAGACCCGCGGCGTGCCCTGGCTCGCGCCCGTCATCGAGACCCTGAAGCAGCTCGGCCGCTACACCGAGGCCGAGCTCATGGCGGCCGTCGTCTCCGGCATGTTCACCGTGTTCGTCGAATCCGAGCGCGGCGGCATCGACGTCAACGACCCCACCGGCATCGGCGCCGAAGTCGGCGCGGGCGCCTCCGACAAAGACATCAAGCTCGGCGCCGGCGCGATCGTCGATCTCTCGCCCGGCGAGAAGGTCAACTTCGCCAACCCCGGCCGCCCGAACACCGCGTTCGACGGCTTCGTGCTCAGCATGTGCCGCTTCATCGGCATCGCGCTCGAGCTGCCCTACGAGGTGCTCATCAAGCACTTCACGGCCAGCTACAGCGCCAGCCGCGCGGCCCTCATGGAGGCCTGGAAGTTCTACCGCGAGCGCCGCGCGTGGCTCGCCGAGACCTTCTGCCAGCCCGTGTACGAAGCGTGGATGGACGAAGCCGTCGCCACCGGCCGCATCGCCGCGCCCGGCTACTTCGACGACCCGATCATGCGCCGCGCGTACCTGCGCGCCGAGTGGGTGGGCGACGGCCCGATCAGCCTCGACCCCGTCAAGGACGTCACCGCCGCCGAGAAGCGCGTGCAGCTGGGCATCAGCACCCTGCAGAAAGAAACAGCATTGCACGACGGCGGCGACTGGGAGGCCAACCACGTCCAGCGCGTGCGCGAAGAGGCCGCCCGCAAGCGCGACGGCCTCTCCGTGCCGGACCCGGCGCCGGCCGCGCAGCCGGGCAATGGTTCCACGGGAAACAATTCCAGCGACGCCGAAGACGATGACACGCGCGCCGCGCCTGTTGGCGACACGGAGACCGCCGCCGCAATGCGCGAAAGCGCGGCCGCGATGCGCCAGATGGCCGGCGCGCTGGCCCGACAGCCCGCCCCGAAATTCGAGGTCAACGTCGCGCCGCCGGCCGTGAGCGTGGATGCGCGCAGCACCGTGCAGGTGCCGGAGCGTTCCGTCGAGGTCCGCGCGGGCGATGTGAACGTCACCGTCCCCGAGCCCTCGATGTCGCCGGCAGCATCGACGCCGCCGGCGGTCGTGGTGAAGGCGTACCCCGATCGCGTCGAGGAAACCATCGAACGCGACGCGAACAACGAGATCACGCGCATCACGCGCACCGTAATCGACTGACGGAGAGTCGGATGCCCAAGTCCACCGAGACCTGCAACTCGATCATCAACCTCATGTACCGCGCCACCGCGTGGCCCAACGTGGCGGACAACGCCGCGTCGTCGCCGATCACGAACACCTACGTGTCGCTGCACACGGCGTCGCCCGGCACCGGCGACGACCAGACCACGAACGAGACCGCGTACACCAACTACGCGCGCGTCGCGGTCGCCCGCTCCACCGGCTGGGACGCGGCCTCCGGCGGCGCCACGGCCAACAGCGGCACCATCAGCTTCGCGCAGTGCGGCGTCACGGGTGCGACGCTCACGCACGTCGCCGTCGGCACGGCCTCGACGCTCGCCGGCCACGTCTGGCATCAGGGCGCGCTGAACTCCTCGCTCGCCGTGTCCTCCGGCATCACGCCGCAGTTTGCGGCCGGCGCGCTCACCATCACGGAGTCGTGATGCCCGACGCCCGCACGCCGACCGAGCGCTTCCTCTGGGAGAAGCTCGGCCCGCCGCTCTACTACTGCGCCGAGTGCCTGCGCGCGGTGAAGGTCACCGCGATCGAGGGGCAGGAGCCCAAGGTCGAGCGCAAATGCGCCTGCACCGGCCAGATCATCGCGCCGCGCAAGGCCGTGGTCGCCGGAAAGGGTGGCATGAACCTCTCCACCCGCGCACGCGTCGCGTGGGACCAGGCGAAGGCCGCCGTCACGGGGCGCTGCGCGTGACGATCTACAACATCGGCGACCTGGTCGACGCCGAGCTCGAGGGGCGCGTTCGCACCTACGAGTGGGTCAAGAACGTCACCCAGACCACGACGGCCGGCATCTGGTACGACCTCACCGGCGCCTCCGGGAACCCGAAGGCCAAGCAGTGGTTCGACGCCGCGCCGCTCACCGCGCAGCAGATCAAGCAGTCCAGCGACGGCGGCATCTTCCACGGCGGCGGCGTCGAGCAGAGCGGGTACGCGAAGTACATCCGGCAGATGCGCGCCGCGTGCGCGAGCGCCACGCCCCTGCCGATGACGCTGTACCTCTGCGACTACCTTCTGTACTACCCCTCGGTCGAGGACGGCAACACCGACCCGCAGGTCATGGACAACACGCTCGCGCTGCCGCGCTACACCGACGGCGAGGGCGTGCAGATGATGGCCGTGACGATCTCGTCGCGCACCGGCGGCCAGACCTTCACGGTCAACTACACCAACCAGGACGGCGTCGCCGGGCGTACCTCGGCCACCGTCACGCAGAACGCGATCGCGGCCCCGGGCTCCATCACCACCTCGCGGACCGCGACCGCCGGCACCACGCCCGGGCCGTTCATCCCGCTCGCCGACGGCGATACCGGCGTGCGCGCGATCGAGAGCGTGACCATGAATGGCGCCGACACCGGCTTCTTCGCGCTGGTGCTCGTCAAGCCGCTCGCGTGGATCGAGGTGCGCGGCATCGACGCGCCGTACGAAAAGGATTACTTCCTCATGGCATCCGAGCTGGAGCGCGTCGTGGACGACGCCTACCTCTCGCTGCTCGCGTTGCCGAACGGATCGCTGTCCGGGGTTGCCGTGCGCGGCAACCTCAAGGTGATCTGGAACTAGGAGCCCCCATGCCTGGCTTTTCCTCGACCGACCAGATCGTCTCCGCGCTCGCCAATGGCCAGACCTTCCGCGCCAACTGGGGCAAGAACTTCAACCCCACCGCGGCGGCCGTCGCGAACGAGTGGCACACGCTCTTCCGCGGCGCGGGCAACCCCGGCGCCGACGCCATCTTCAACGCCGGCACCAACCTGACCTTCCAGGCGGTCAAGGACAACACCACCTCGGCGGCGGCGATGCCGCACGGTGGCAACGTGCAACCGACGTATTACAAGTACCTGCTTTCGGGCTCGGCCGTCACCGCGGCCGCGACCGTGGTGCCGGGTACGCTGGCACTCGTCGATGTGATCGGCTTCTACCGTGTCACATCGGTGACCACCGCCACTGCGCAGGCCACCACCAACACGCTCGGCCAGAGCGACACCTTCACCGCCGACGCGTCGACGGATGTCTGCACCTGGACCAGCACGGCGAACTTTCCGTCGAACATCCTCACCGGCACTCGCGTGCGGCTCACCACCACGACCACGCTGCCGGCCGGTCTTGCGACCGCGACCGACTACTACGTCATCCGCGTCACGGATTCCACGTTCAAGCTGGCGACCTCGTACGCCAACGCCATCGCCGGAACCGCGATCAACATCACCGACGCCGGCACGGGCACGCACACGATGACGTGGCTGCTGCCGCGCTACACGAACGGCGCCGGCGTGCAGGCGATCTTCTTCAACTCCAACGCCACCGCGATGGGCGCGGCGACGCCGAACCTGTCGCTCGGCTACACGAACAGCGCGCAGGCGACTTCGCGCGCCACGCCGACCGTGCTGCCGATCGGCAAGACCGCGGCGTCCAACTCCCACATCCTCTACACCGGCGCCACCGGCACCGGCAAGTACAACTACACCATGCCGCTGCAGGCCGGCGATGCGGGCATCGCGGAGATCAACACCATCCAGAACTCGGTGTCCTACGTCTCCGGCGAGTACAGCGTCGCGCTCATCCGCGAGCTGGCGCAGTTCCCGCTCTCGACCCTCGGCCTCGCCGCGGAGCAGAACTTCCTCACCCAGCTGCCGTCGCTGCCGCGGGTGTACGACGGCGCGGCCCTCTACTGGCTCTGGGGCTCCGGCGTGGCCACGCCCGCCTCGAGCGCGTTCTCGGGCTACCTCAACTTCATCTGGAACTGATGCTCCTCGCCAACTACGCGCAGCAGAACCGCAACTGCGTGCGCGAGTGGGGCATCGCCTTCACCAACCCGCTCGCGCAGTCGAAGCCGGTCTTCTTCCGCGCGTTCTACGTGTCCGGTGAGCCGGACGCGACGCTCGCCCTGCAGCGCGAGAAGTCCGGCTGGCCGAACGGCTACAACACGCACTACGCATGGCTGCATCCGGATGCCGCCGGAGGCCTTGCCAGCACGCTGCACATTCGCGGCGAAGGTGACGTATCCGACGCCGACGCCTGGGCCGTCAAGCTCGCCGAGGCCTCGATCTCCGGCTCCGGCAGCCTCACCGCCACCGGCGGCCTGATTGTCCAGCTCGTCGCCGCCGTCACCGGCAGCGGCACGGTGTCCGCGGCGGACATCAAGGCCTTCCTGCAGCTCGCCGCCGCGCTCTCCGGCAGCGGCGTCGCCGCCGGCACGGCCACCGGCCGCGGCGCGCTGATCGCGGCGCTCACCGGCGCGAGCGACCTCGACGCCACGCTCACCGGCACCGGCGCGATGGCCGCCGACCTCGTCGTCACCGGCACCGGCCTCACCACCGCCAACGTCGGCGAGGCCGTCTGGTCCGCGCTCGCCGCGGCCAACAACACCGCCGGCACCATGGGCGAGAAGCTGAACGACGCCGGCAGCGCCGCCAACCCGTGGACCGAGGTCATCGAGTCCGGGTACACCGCGGCCGAGATCCTGCGGCTGCTGGCCGCCGTCGCCCAAGGCGACGCCAGCGGCCTCGAGGGCGCGTCGCCCGTCTTCAAGTCGATCGACGGCACCACCGACCGCGTCACCGCCACCTACTCCGGCGGCAGCCGCACGATCACCGGGCGCGATGCGTCGTGAGCTGGCAGGGGCAATGGGCCGGGCATAGCGCCGGGCGCTGGTTCGGCTACGCGCCGCCGGCCCCGCCGGTCGTGGTTCCCGTGGCGCCGCTGGCGGCAGGCTTCAGGCTGCGGCCGCTTCCCGCGGCGCGCATCGCGTGGCTGCAGGCGCGCATCGGCGGATCCGGAGATCTCGCCGGCCGCCTCGACGGTCCGCTGGCCGTACGCGCCCGCCGTGTACGCGAGGAAGAGTTCCTGCGGCGATTGCATTGAAGAAAGGACCCCAGAACATGCAACTCATCGACATCCTCACCGCCCCCTGGGCCATCACGCCGGACAAGCTGATCGAGATCCGCGCGGTGTACGAGGCGCACGTGCGCGGCGAGAAGATCGACATCGCGGGCGTCGAGGCGCGCCTGGGCAAGCCGCTCGCGCGCGAGCAGCAGGGCTACGAGGTGCGCGATGGCGTCGCCATCGTGCCGGTCGACGGCGTCATCGCGCAGCGCGCCAACCTTTTCACGCGTATCAGCGGCGGGGCGAGCGCGCAGCTCGTCGAGCGCGACATCCGCGGCGCGCTTGCCGACCCGCAGGTCAGCGCCATCGTGCTCGAGGTCAACTCCCCGGGCGGTACCGTGCACGGCACCCAGGAACTCGCCGACCTCGTCGACCGCGCTCGCGCCGAGAAGCCCGTGGCGACCTTCTCCACCGGCCAGATGGCGAGCGCCGCGTACTGGATCGGGGCGGCCTCCGATCGCGTCGTCATCTCTGGCGACAACGTCTTCGTCGGCTCGATCGGCGTCGTCGCCACGCACGTCGACCGCTCCAAGGCGGAAGAGCAGACGGGCGTGAAGACCACCGAGATCGTCGCCGGCAAGTTCAAGCGCGTGGCGAGCGAGTACCGGCCCCTCGACAAGGAGGGCCGCGCCCACATGCAGCAGTTCGTCGACTACCTCTATTCCGTATTCGTCAACGACGTCGCGGCCTACCGCGGCGTCGCGGTCGATCGCGTCCTGTCCGACATGGCGGACGGGCGCGTCTTCGTCGGCAGGCAGGCGATCGAGGCCGGGCTCGTGGACGGTGTTTCCACGCTCGACGACCTCATCGCCGACCTGCGCTCGGGCGCGATGCCCCGGCGCAAGCCGACCCGCAAGCAGGCCCTCGTGCAGGTCCCCTCGGGCGGTGCCCCGACGGGGGGCGATCCGATGGCCGGCAACCATGACGCCAAGGCAGGCGGTGCTCCTGCAGCGGCGGGCGGCGAGGTCGATGCGGGCGGTGCCCCGGCGGCCGAAACGTCCAGCGAATCCCAACCCAACCAGACAGGAGCAACGATGAACCGCGAACAACTGAAGGCGGCGCATCCCGAGCTGTTCGAGGCGATCCTCGCCGAGGGCCGCTCGCAGGGCGCCGAAACCGAACGCCAGCGCATCAAGGACGTCGAGGCGCAGGCCCTCCCCGGCCACGGCGACCTGATCGCCAAGCTGAAGTACGACGGCAAGACCACCGCCGGCGACGCCGCCGCGCAGATCCTCGCTGCCGAGCGCGCCAAGCTCGGCGCCAAGGCGAGCGACCTGCAGGCCGACGCCGCCGCCGTCTCGTCCGCCGCGCCCAGCGTCGCCGCCACCGGCGCCGTCGGCAAGACCGGCGAGGACAAGCCCGCGCCGGCCATCACCGGCCCCATCACCGAGGCCGAAGCCCGCGCCGAGTGGGACAAGGACGCCTCCGTGCGCGCCGAGTTCGGCAACCGGTTCGAGGAGTACTTCGCGATCCGCAAGGCCGAGACCACGGGCCGCGACAAGGTCCTCGGCAAGAAGGCCGCCTGACCGGCGACCCTGACCCCATCCAGCAAAGGACAACAACATGACCACTCTCGCTGCCAACAGCCCCCGCGCGTACGAGATCGGCACGCGCAACCAGCTGCCGGTGATCGCCTCCGACATCATCTACGAAGGTGCCGCCGTCGGCATGGTCGTCGGCACCGGCCACGCCCGTCCGCTCGCCGCGGGCGACGTGTTCGTCGGCTTCGCCGAGGCCAAGGCGGACAACTCCGCCGGCGCCGCGGCCGCCATCAACGTCGACCTCGTGAAAAGCGGCCAGGTGCAGCTCTCCGTCTCCGGCGCCGTGATCACCGACGTCGGCCAGCCGGTGTACGCCACCGACGACGACACCTTCACCTTCCTGCCGGTGAGCTCCGTGTTCGTCGGCTTCGTGAAGCGCTTCGTCTCGTCGGGCATCGTCGTCGTCGAGTTCGACGCCGGCGTGCTGCGCGACCCGTACGGCGAGCGCAGTGTGCGCGAGGTGAAGAGCGCGAACTACACGCTCGACGCCGAAGACAGCGGCAAGACGATCTTCGTCGACACCGACGCCTTCACGCTCACCCTGCCGGCGATCGCGACGGGCCTGGACGGCGTCAAGATCGTCAACATCGGCGCCTTCGGCGCCGTCGCGGTGACGATCAGCCCGGCTGCGGCCGACATGATCCTCGGCCCCGACATCACCGGCGCGGACGACAAGGACCTGATCAACACCAAGGCCACCGCGCGTCGCGGCGACTTCGTGGTCCTCGGCGGCAACGACGCCGACGGCTACTCGGTGCAGGAAATGCGCGGCACCTGGGCCCGCCAGGCGTAACGGTCCGAACCCCTCAGACAAGAAAGGAACCCGACAATGGACCAGAACCTCCTCACCAGCCGCGCGATCCGCGGCATGTACTACGCCCGCCTCGAGGCCGACCCCGGCATGGCGTGGATCGACGGCGTCTCCAACCTCTTCGGCAGCGACCAGGAGAGCGAGACGTACAACTTCCTCGGCCAGTCGCCGGCGATGCGCCTGTGGATCGGCGGCCGCCAGGCCAAGGGCTTCAGCGGCCAGGGCATCACGATCGTCAACTCGCACTACGAGGCGACGATCGAGATCCGCAAGAAGGACGCGCGCCGCGACAAGACCGGGCAGATCAGCGCCCGCATGCAAGAGTTCGCCGACCGCGCCCAGACCCACTGGGCGAGCCTGCTCTCGACGCTGCTCCTCAACGCGCCGAGCACCGCCTGCTACGACGGCCAGTACTTCTTCGACACCGACCACTCCGAAGGCTCGAGCGGCTCGCAGTCGAACGACATCACCGTCGACATCTCGGCGCTGCCCGCCGCCGTGCACGGCTCCGTCACGGCGCCGAGCATGGAGGAGATGCAGCAGTCGATCCTCGCGGGCATCGCGCAGATCCTGTCGTTCAAGGACGACCGGGGCGAGCCGATGAACGAGAACGCCAAGCGCTTCGTCGTCGTCGTGCCGGTGAGCCTGTACCTGGTCGCCGTCGCGGCGGTGAGCGGGCTCACCACGGCGGCGCTCGCGCAGAACCTCAACCCCAACCTCATCGCGGGGCTGAACGTCGACGTGCAGATGAACGCGCGCCTCACCTGGACCGACTCCTTCTCGATCTTCCGCACCGACAGCCCGATCAAGGCGTTCATCCGCCAGACCGAGCAGGAAGTCGAGATGAAGTCCAAGGCTGAGGGCTCCGAGTACGAGTTCGACAACGATGCCTGGCAGTTCGGCATCGACGCGTGGCGCGGCGTCGGCTACGGCTACTGGCAGCGCGCCTGCTACGTCACGATGATCTGAGCGGTTACGGCCGCGTTTCCGAGCGGGCCCCTGCGGGGGCCCGTTCTTTTTCCCGGCGCCGCGCCGCGACGCCCGGAAAAAGGACCCCACCCAGCCCCGGAGGGCACATGAAGAAGATCACCGCAAGCGCCGTCGTCACCGTCGGCTCCGGCGTCGTCGCGCTCACCGAGGCGCAGGCCAGGCCCCGCGCCCACAACCTCGAGCTGTTGAAGAAGGGCAAGGACCGCAGCGAGTACAGCGTCCGCGCCCCCATCCAGTTCAAGGCCGGCGAGGAGTTCCTCTACAGCGGCGAAGTCGACAAGCTCGGCCGCCTGCACGACCCCGACGCCGAGGCCCTCGCCAAGCTCGAGTTCGAGGACCTCATCCGCGCCAAGACGCGCGCGGCGCTCGAGTCCGAGTTCGAGGAGCGTCTCGCCAAGGCCCTCGCCGAGCAGGAAGCGCGCCTGCGCGCCGAGCTCGCGGGCAAGTAAGCGCCGCCCATGTTCGCCGAGGACCTCGACGCCTTCCTGAGCGACGACGAGCACGCGCTCGTCGCCACGCTCCAGGGCGGCGCCACGGCGAACGTCATCCTCGACCGCGAGGCGATCGAGGCCTTCGAGGCCGTCGTCACCAGCGGCCCCGTCGCGACCGGCAAGGCGAGCGACTTCGCGGCGAGCGTGGTCAACCAGACCCTCACGATCGCCGGCACCGCGTACACCATTCGCGAGCGCCACCTCGTCGACGACGGCGCGCTCGTGCGGCTCGTCCTGCAGGCGCCTTGATGGCCAACCACGTCCGAAAGCAGGTCCGCGACGCCGTTGCCACGGCCGTCACCGGCCTCGCCACCACCGGCAGCCGAGTGCACGGCTACCGCGTGTACGCGCTCGAAGGCTCGGCCGACCTTCCGGCGCTCAGCGTGTACATCGACCGCGAGGACGGCGACGACATCACCATCCACGCCGGCGGCACCCGCGAGCGCGTGCTCAGCGTGCACGTGCGCGGCCTCGCCGCCGCGGCCAGCGCCGTCGAAGACACGCTCGACACCATCGCCAAGGAAGTCGAGACCGCGCTCGCTTCCGGCGTCGTCGTCGGCTCCAGGACCGTCCCGCTGCGCTACGCGGGCTGCGACATCGAATGGGAGGCCGGAGACCGCCCCTTCGGCGCGATCGACCTCCGCTTCACCGCCACCATCCACAACACGGCCAGCGCGCCGGATTCACTCACCTGAGAAGGAGAACCCTCCATGGCAAACGTTTCCCTCTGGTCCGGCGTCGGCGTCGCCGTGCAGTCGGCCCTCGCCACCGCGCTGCCGATCAGCGGCATCACCAAGGCCGACCCCGGCGTCGTCTCGTACACCGGCACCGACCCCTCGAACGGCGACTACATCTACCTGTCGAGCATCCTCGGCATGCACCAGCTCGACGAGCGCGTCATCCGCGCGGCCAACGTCAACGGCGCCGGCAACACCTTCGAGCTCGAGGACGAGGACACCTCCGCGTACGACACCTTCGGCTCGGGCAACGCGCAGGTCATCACCTTCGGCACGACGCTGGCGATCGTCACCGATCTGCAGGTCTCCGGCGGCGACTTCGACCAGATCGACATCACCACCATCCACGACAACGTCAAGAAGCAGATGCCCGGCGCCGCGTCGCCGATCGTCTTCTCCGGCTCCTGCATCTGGGACGTCGCCGACGCCGGCTTCGCGGCGCTGAAGGCCGCAAGCGACAACAAGGCCAAGCGCGCGATCAAGCTCACCTTCGCCAACGGCCAGAAGGTCGTCTTCACCGGCTACATCGGCTTCACCGGCATGCCGGTCGGCTCGGCGCAGGACAAGGTCACCACGCCGATCCAGATCACCATGTTCGGCCGTCCGACGACCTACGCGACCTGATGGACATCGCCAGCTTCAAGGCGAAGCTCGACGGGGCGCGCGCGTTCGAGTGCGCCGCGGGCGGGTTCACCTTCCGCCTGCGGATGCCCACGCCGCACGCGTGGCGCCTCGCGATCGAGCGGCACGTGCGCGAAGGCGGCATGCTCGAGCACGCGCGCGCCATGCGCAGCGTGCTCGACGTCGCGCTGGTCGGCTGGGAAGGCGTCACCTGGTCCGCGGTGATGCCCGATGCGCCCGCCGATCCGCTGCCGTTCAGCGCCGAGGCGCGGGCGCTCCTCCTCGACGAGCGGCAGGACCTCGCCGACGCGCTCGCCACCGCGATCGGCATCGAGCTGCACCGGCGCCGCGAAGCCCTGGAGGCGGTCCGAAAAAACTGATCGCGCGCGTCGAGTGGGACCTCAACCGCAAGGCCGGCGGCGCGCGCGTCAAGTTCGGCCCGGCCTCCGGTCCGGCGCCAAGCCTCGCCCCCGAGGCCGAGCTCGTGCTGCGGGCGTGGGGCTTCTGCGGCGGGTGGAAGCCCGAGCGCATCGCGTACGCGGCCGAGTACTTCGACATCGCCGACGTCGACCAGCTCACCGCGCTGCTCGCGGCGATCCGCGACCGCGTCGACACCTGGCAAGACGCGCAGCGCGAGGCGCGGGAGGCGTCCCATGGCCGCACCGACCCTTAGCATCGACGTACGCAGCGACCTCGATCGCGCCGTCGCGCGGCTCGCGGTCGAGTCCAGGCGCGAAGTCGACCTCGCCACCGTGCGCGCCCTGAACCGCGCGGCCACCTCCACGCGCGCCGAGGCGGCGCGGCGCATCCGGGGGGTGTACAACATCAAGGTCGGCACGGCGCGCGAGCAGATGCGCATCGAGCGGGCGAATCGCAACCGGCTCGTCGCCGAGATCGTCGTCTCCGGGCGCCCGATCCCGCTCGTCGAGTTCGCCGCCCGGCAGGTGCGCGCCGGCGTCACCGTGCAGGTAAGGCGCGGCGCCCGCAAGCTCCGCGCCGGCGCCTTCATCGCCACCATGCGCACCGGCCACCGGGGCGTATTCGAGCGCAAGGGCAAGCGCCGGCTGCCGATCAAGGAGCTCTTCTCCTTGTCGCTGCCCTCGATGTTCACCCAGAAGCAGATTCGCGAGGCCGTCGAGCGCGTTGCGCTCGAGCGCTTCGGGATCGAGCTGCGCCGCGAACTGCGGTACCGCACCGGAGGCTGAGATGGCGGAGAGCCAGGCCAAGCTGATCATCACCGCCGAGAACCGCACCCAGGTCGCGTTCGACGCGGTCAAGCGGCAGATGGACTCCGTGTCCGCCGCGGCCGTCGGCCTGAAGGGTGCCCTCGGCGCAATCGGCCTGACCACGTCCTTCGCCGGCATCTCCGCCGCCTTCGCCGGCATCGTCAAGTACCGCGGCGAGCTCGACGACCTCGCCGACATTACCGGCGACAACGTCCGCCAGCTCGACGGCCTCGCGCGCGTGGCCAAGCTGTCCGGCGTGTCGATCGGCGACCTGCAGCCCGCGCTCGCCAAGCTCGCCAAGAGCCTCGGCGACTCCGGCGAGGAAGGCAAGGCCGCCGAAGGCGCCGTGAAGGCCATCGGGCTCTCGGTCAACGACCTGCGCGCGCTCAAGCCCGGCGAGGCCTTCGAGGCCGTCGCGCGCGCGCTCGGCAAGTACGAAGACGGCGCCGACAAGGTCCGCGTCGCCCAGGCCCTGCTCGGCAAGGAAGGCGCGAACCTCCTTCCGGTGCTCAAGGACATCGCCGAGTTCGGCGATCTGCAGGGCAAGGTCACCGCCGAGCAGGCCGCCCAAGCCGAGCGGCTCGAAAAGGAGTGGAAGCGCCTTTCCGGTGCGCTGTCGGCCAGCAAGTCCGAGATCGCCACCCAGCTGATTCCGCCGATGGCCGACTTCCTCGAGCAGATCCGCGAGGGCATCAGACTCGCCGGTGGCCTGCGCGGCGCGCTGGACCTGCGCGGAATCGACCTCTTCTCTGGCAGCCCGTTGATCGGCGGCATCCGAGAGATCGTCCGCCTTTATCAGGGGACCTCCGGGCTGCAGGACGGCGCCACCAACGTCAAGGCCTTCACCGAGGAGCTGGAGAAGCTGCGCGCCACGCAGGAGAAGCTCCGCGGCGAAGGCAACCTCGGGCAGGTCGCCGCGCTCAATCCCGCGATCCGCGACCTCGAGAAGCGCCTCGCGCTCGCCCGGAAGCGTGCCGACCAGGACTTCAAGGCCGGCAAGGGCCTCGACGTGCGGCCCGGCATGCAGGACTTCACCGACTTCCAGGAGCCCGACGTACAGGGCCGCATCGAGCGCAGCAAGCTGACCCTCGACTTCAAGGGCGCGGCCGGCAAGCCCCCGGGCGACGCTGCCGACCCCTTCGCCGACATCATGAAGCGCATCGCCGCCGAGAAGGCGGGTCTGGAGAGCGAGAAGAACTTCTACGTCGAGATCGCGACGCTGCTCAAGGAAGACAAGAAGCTGCGCGAGGGCCTGACCGCGGAACAGAAAAAACGCGTACTGCAGGCCGCCGCCCAGGTGGCGCAGGAAAAGGACCTCGCGTCCATTCGCGAGGAGCAGAAGAAGTACGAGGAAGAATCCGCTCGCCGCGCCGCCGAGCGTACGCGCCAGCTCGGCGCCGAGGCCGACGCCATCCGCGACCAGCTCGACCCCACGCGCGCGCTCTTCCGTGAACTGGAGCGCATCGACCTCCTGAAAAAGGAGGGCTTCATCACGCTCGAAGAGGGCCGCGAGCAGAGCCGCCGCGCCGTCGAGAGGCTCACCAGCACCGTCACCGAGCAGCAGCGCCTCACCATCGCCGCGAACGACTCCGCGCAGGCCTTCCGCGACATGGGCTACACCGCCGCCAGCGCGCTCGAGGACATCCTCATCAAGGGCGGCAGCGCGCGCGACATCCTGAAGGCCCTCGGGCAGGACCTGCAGCGCATCCTGATCCGGCAGACCCTCACCAAGCCTCTGGCCGACACCGCGGGCGGCTTCTTCGCCAACCTCTTCGGCAAGGGCCCGAACGTCACCACGTCGCGCGAGTTCAACCAGGCGCTCGACCTGCAGGGCTTCGCCACCGGCGGCAGCTTCACCGTCGGCGGCGCCGGCGGCACCGATTCGCAGCTCGTGGCCTTTCGCGCTACGCCCGGCGAGGAAGTGTCCATCCGCACGCCCGGCCAGCAAGCCGCGAACGGTGGAACGTTCTACATCGACGCCCGCGGCGCCGACGCCGGTGGCCTTGCGCGCCTCGAGCAGACCATCCGCAACCTGAACGGCTCGATCGAGCGCCGCGCGGTCGCGGCCGTGTTCAACGCCAACGTGCGCGGGGTGCGGGTGTGACGATCAGCTATCCGCTCAGCCTGCCCAGCACGCGCGTGGCGCGCGTGTCTTTCCGCGCGCGCTCGAGCGCCGCGGTGAGCGAGTCGCCCTTCACCGGCGAGCAGCAGGTCTACGTGCATCAGGCCGAGGTCTGGTCCGCCGAGATCGAGCTGCCCGGCATGGCGCGCGCCGACGCCGAAGCGTGGATCGGCTTCTTCCTCAGCCTGAACGGGCGCGAGGGCACCTTCCTCCTCGGCGACCCGCGCAACCTCACCCCGCAGGGCACGTGGGCCGGCGCCAGCCCGCTCGTCAACGGCGGCAGCCAGACCGGCAAGAGCCTCGCGATCGACGGCCTCTCGGCCGGCGCCACCGTCAAGGCCGGCGACTGGCTGCAGCTCGGCAGCGGCGCGTCCGCGCGCCTGCACAAGGTCACGCAGGACGCCACCGCCAACGGCAGCGGGCAGGTCACGCTCGACCTCTGGCCCCGCCTGCGCGCGAGCCCGTCGGACAACGCTGCCGTCACCATCGCCAGCGCGCAGGGCGTCTTCCGCCTCGCCAGCAACGAGATCGGCTGGGGCCTCGAGCCCGGCCAGCTCTACGCCGGCTTCAGCTTCCAGGCCGTCGAAGCCCTGTGAGCGAGCGCGACCTCACCGTCGGCATGGCCGCCGCGATCGCGGCCGGCACCGTGCGGCCCGCGATCCTGTACGAAGGCGTCTTCGTCTCCGGCGGCGTCGACCAGTACCTGCGCCTGTGGACCGGCGTCGGCGACCTGAGCTGGAACGGGTACACGTGGACCGGCGGCGGCCAGCTCCTCGCCATCTCGCCCATCGAGGAGGCGTCCGAGGTCCGCGCCGTGGGCTTCACCGTCACTCTGTCCGGCATGCCGAGCGCGCTGATTGCCAACGCGCTCACCAACGCGCGCCAGGGCAAGCCCGGCACCTTGTGGCTCGCGCTCTTCGACTCGGCCGGCGCCGTGATCGCCGACCCCTACCAGCTGCAGGGCGGCCGGCTCGACTTCACCATCATCGAGGACAACGGCGACACCTGCACCATCGGCGCGCAGTACGAGTCGCGCCTCGTCGACCTCGAGCGCCCGCGCGAACGCCGCTACACGCACGAGGACCAGCAGCTCGACTATCCCGGCGACCTCGGCTTCGAGTACGTCGCGAGCCTGCAGGACAAGCAGATCGTCTGGGGCGCCTGATGCGCCTTGAGGGCTGGGAGACGCGCCTCGCGCTCGTTGTCGAGGAGGCGCGCCACGCGCCGTACGCCCTCGGCACGCACGACTGCTTCCGCCTCGCCTGCCGCGCCGTCGAGGCGCTGACCGGGGTCGACCGCTGGCCCGAGTTCGCCGGGTACACGACCAAGCGCGAGGCCCTCGCGCTCCTTGCGCGCCACGGCTCGAGCTTCGAGGACGCCTTCGACCATCTCGCCGGCGAGCGCATCGAGGCGCGCCTCGCGCGCCGCGGCGACCTCGTCTGCGTGCAGACCGACGACGGCGAGAAGCACCTCGGCGTCGTCACCGGCCGCGAGGCCGCGTTCCTCGCCCCGCAGGGGCTGATCTGGGTGCCGCTGGCGGCTTGCCGCTGCGGCTGGAGGGTAGGCTGATGCCGGGTGCGATCGTCGGGGCGATCATTGCGGATGCGGTGGGGACCGCGCTCGCGAGCACGGCCTTCGGCGCCACCTCGCTCTTCGGCAACTTCACGGTCGGCAAGCTGATCGGCGCCGCCACGGGCGCGGTCGCGTACAGCCTCGTGTCGAGCGCGCTCGCGGACTCGCCCGCGCAGCAGGACACCGCGGCCGCCGACCCCGCCGTCCAGTCTCAAGGCCGCCTGGTCAACGTCCGCCAGCCCACCGCCCCGTGGCAGATCATCTACGGCCGCGCGCGCGTCGGCGGGGTGCTGACCTACATCCAGTCCACGCCGGCCGACGGCATGGACAACGGCCTGCTGCAGATCGTCCTCACGCTCGCCGGCCACGAGGTCGAGGAGATCGAGTCGATCTGGTTCGACGACGAAGAGATCCCGCTCGACGGCACGCTCGCCAACGGCGGCGGCGACGCCACCGGGCGCCTCGCCGGCTACTGCGCGATCGAGATCGCGCTCGGCTCCGAGACCGGCCAGCCCTTCCCGGGGCTCGTGGCGTACTCGGGCGGCCAGTGGACCGACGCGCATCGCCAGAGCGGCCGCGCGAAGATCTACGTGCGGCTGCGCTTCAACCCCGACCTCTACCCCAACGGCGTGCCGACGATCACCGCGGTGGTCAAGGGCCGCAAGGTGTACGACCCGCGCAGCGCGCTCACCGCGTACAGCGCGAACGCCGCGCTCTGCGTCAACGACTACTTCACCAGCACCGCGTTCGGCATCGGCGCCACCTACGCGAGCGAGATCGACGAGACCGCGCTCATCGCCGCCGCCAACGACTGCGACGACGACGTCACGCTCGCCGCCGGCGGCACCGAGAAGCGCTACGCGGTCGGCGGCGCGTTCCTCGCGAGCGCGGTGCCCAAGCGCACGCTCGAGCTGCTCCTCGCCGCCATGGCCGGCAAGGCCGTCCCCGTGGGCGGGCAGTGGTTCATCTACGCCGGCGCGTACGACGCGCCCACCGTCGAGCTCGACGAGTCCGACCTCGCCGGCGCGATCCACGTGCAAAGCCTCATCAGCCGCCGCGAGAGCGCCAACGGCACCAAGGGCACCTTCACCGCCCCGGACACCTGGCAGCCGACCGACTTCCCGGCTATCGCGTCCAGCACCTACCTCGCCGAAGACGGCAACGAGCGCGTCTGGCGCGACCTCGACCTCACCGCCTTCGTCACCAGCGGCACGCAGGCACAGCGCATCGCGAAGATCGACCTTCTCTCCGTGCGGCAGGGCCTGACCGTCGTCATGCCCTGCAAGCTCACCGCGTGGAAGGCCGTCACCGGCCGCACCGTCGCGATCACCAACACGAAGTTCGGCTGGTCCTCGAAGGCCTTCGACGTCCAGTCCAGCCGCTTCACCGTCGCCGACGACGGCACGCTCGGCGTCGAGCTGAGCCTGCGCGAGACCGCCGCGGCGGTATTCGACTGGTCCACGAGCGAAGAGCAGACCGTCGACCTCGCGCCCAACAGCGACCTGCCGGATCCGTTTACCGTCGCCGCGCCGGGTGCGCCGGTGGTGAGCGAGGCACTGTACGAGACTACCGCGCAGCGTCGCGTGGCCGCGGTGGCCACCGTCTCGTGGGTCGGCGCCGACGCCTTCGTCAGCACCTACGAGTTGCAGTACAAGCTCGCGAGCGCCACCGAGTGGACCACGCTGCCGCGCACCTCGGCGGCGACGCAGGACATCCTCGACATCGCGTACGGCGTGTACGACTTCCGCGTCAAGGCGGTTTCGGTGATCGGCGTGTCGTCCGCGTGGTCGCCCACCACCACGAAAGAGATCCTCGGCCTCTCCGCGCGGCCGGCCGATCTCTCCGGTCTCGCGATCCAGAAGATCGGCAGCCAGGCGCTCATCACCTTCACGCAGGCGGCCGACCTCGACGTGCTGCGCGGCGGCCGCATCCTCGTGCGCCACAGCGAGGCCACCACCGGCGCCACGTGGGAGGCGAGCTTCTCGATCGGCAACGAGCGCGGCTATCCCGGCGACGCGGTGTACGTGCTGGTGCCGCTGAAGGCGGGCACCTACCTCCTCAAGGCCGAGGACGCGAGCGGCCAGCAGTCCGAGACGGCGGCCACGATCGTGAGCGACGGCGCGACCGCGCTGTCGTGGAGCGCGCTCGGCAGCGTCACCGAGGACGCCACCTTCCCCGGCACGCACTTGAACACTGTGGCGGCTGACGGCGTGCTGAAGCTCGTGGGCACAGGGCTCGTCGACGACATCCCCGACTTCGACGGCATCGCCAACCTCGACAGCTACGGCGGCATCAGCGCCGCGGGCACCTACACCTTCTCGGCCGGCCTCGACCTCACGACCAAGACCCGCGCCCAGCTCTATTCGACCCTCGTGGGCGTGACCGAGAACGTCAACGACCTAATCGACGAGCGCACCGACGACATCGACGACTGGATCGACTTCGACGGCACCGCTGGCGGCGGTTCCTGCGACGCCTGGCTCGAGGCGCGCGCAACCGACGACAACCCAGCCGGCAGCCCGACGTGGAGCGCGTGGAACAGGCTCGACGTCAGCGAGTACAACGCGCGGGCCTTCCAGTTCCGCCTGCGCATCATTTCCAGCGACCCGGCCTACAACCTGCTCGTGTCGCAGCTTCGTGCCTTTGCCCAGGAGGTCGTTTAATGCCCCGCTGCGCAGTCCTTGACGCCGCCGGCGTCTTCATCGGCATGGAGGAGGTCGACACCCCGACCGACCGCCACCTGCCGCAGATCACCGCCTGCGACCTGCCCCCGGGCGAGTACGCCTGGCAGCCGCGCGACGGCAACCCCTACGGCGGCGAGTTCGTCGCGTTGCCGATGCGCCTGCGCCTCGCCGCCCGCGAGGCCCTCGCAACCGCCAAAGGGGGCCGCCCGTGAGCCAGCACGACCTCGTCATCGACAACGCCGCGGGCGCGAGTGTCCGCACCGACCTGAACAACGCCCTGCAGGCGCTCGGCAGTCGCCAGTCCGGCGCCTCGGCGCCCTCGACCACCTACGCGCACATGCTCTGGGTGGACACCACCAACGGCGTGGTCAAGCGCAGGAACGCCGCGAACAGCGGCTGGATTGTCGTCGAAACCAACGACGAGACCTTCGTGCTCTCGCGCTCGTCAAACACGATGCTCGACGTGTCGGACTGGGGCAAGACCATCCGCGCTACGGGGAGCTATACGCAGACCTTCGACGCCGTGGCCACGCTTGGCGACGGCTGGGGGGTCGAGTTCCGCGTCGAGTCCGGCGCTACGCTGACCCTCGACCCGAACAGCACCGAGACGATCGACGGGGCGACCACGCTCGCGATCGACGGGCCGTGGGCCGGCAAGGTCGTCTGCAACGGTTCGGCGCTCTATACCGTCGGAGCCAACCTGGCCGCTACGCAGGCGCAGCAAGAGGCCGCCTCGAGCGCGGGTGTCTTCGTCACGCCGGCGCGCCAGCATTACCACCCAAGCGCAGCCAAGGCATGGCAGCTGGCCTCCACCGCGGGCACGTCTGCGGCCGCATTCAATTGCGACGCACCAACTGATGCCGCGACGGGTCAAGTGGTCATCAATGTCACGACTGATTTCACGTCGGCCAACTGGTGCGCGATTGGGCAGGGTCTCATTGCTGCCGGCGGTGGTGCCGCAAGCACATACGTGACCCACACGAGCGGCCAGACGGCGGGGTCGGTCACGCTGACGATTGTGCGACTGTCCGATTATTCCCCCGTCGATCCCACGCAGTGGAACTTTATCGGTTTCGGAGATCAATGATGAAAATGATCGTCTGGGTGTTCGGTGACGGTACGACGCAGTACACCGCGCTCGACCCCATGTATCGGCGTCCCGTCGCTGGCGGATTGCGCCTCGAGACCGAGGCCGAGCAGCTCGAACGGATGCGGCGCGAATATCCGGCCAAGCTCGCGCCCACCAACATGCGCGTCGACCACACGATGCGCAACGACGAAGAGCAGGCCGTATACGTCGCTTCGCTCGGCGATGGCGCGGTGGCGCGATTTGCCGGCCTGATCGACGCCGACGAATACCGGCACAAGTGCGACCGGCTGCGCGCGTTCCGTGAAGCATGGACGTGGACAACCGACGAGCCCGTGATCGAGATCGACATGGTTCTGGCCGTCGAGGCCAAGAAACGCGAGCTTCGCAAGGCAAGGGCGCCGCTCCTGGCCTCGCTGGATATCGAGATGCAGCGCGCCATCGAGTCCGGCGACGCGGCCCGGATTGCCGCTGTCGGTCGCCGAAAGCAAGCGCTGCGGGACATTACCGCCGATCCAGCGCTGGCGGCGGCGAGCACGCCGGAAGCGCTGCTCGCGGTGACGCCGGCCGCGCTGGTGGGGTGACAATGGCCGAGCCGACCGCCAACGTTGTCGCCGGCGTCGCCGTCGCCACCGGCGCGATCACCCTGACCGGCACCATCGTCGGCCTGCAGCTCGACGCCCTGGTGATCGGCCTCTGCGGCGGCCTCATCAGCCTCATGTTCTTGCCGGCCATGGCGCCTATCCGCGTCGCGGGCACGCTCTTCACCGCGGCCATCACCGGCGCGGCGGCCAGCCCCTTCGCGCCGGCCGCGGCGGCCGAGTACGCGAAGTTCCTCGTCGCCACCGGCACCACGCCGCTGCGGCTCGCGGCCGCGCTGGCGATCGGCATCGTCGCGCAGTTCGCGATCGCCGCGGCCATCAAGCGCGTGCAGAAGCAGGGCGGGGAGGGCCAGTCGTGAGCCATCCCCTCCTGCTCTTGCAGCTCGTCTCGACCGTGTCCGGCGCGATCGTCGCGTGGCGCGCCATCATGGTCGTCAACGGCATGGCCCACGGCGCGCGCGGCGGCCAGCCCTACTGGGCATGGATCGGCTTCGGCCTGGGCTACGTCGCGCTCGCCGGCGCCGCCGTCGGCAGCGTCTTCGCGCTCTGGCACGACCAGATGCACTTCGGGCTGACGGTCTGGCTTAACGCCAGCGCCGCGCTCATCGTCTGCGACCGGCGCCGCCGGCGCACGGAGGCCTCCGCATGATCACGCTCGAAATGCTGAAGGCGATTTACCCGCAGACGCCGGTGGGGCGCCTCGCGCTCTTCGTCGAGCCGCTCGAGGCGGCGTTCGCGGAGTTCGACATCAACACCCCGGCGCGGCAGATGGCCTTCCTCGCGCAGGTGGGCCACGAGTCGAACGGCTTCATCTGGATGGAAGAGCTCGCCAGCGGCCACGCCTACGACGCGCGCGTCGACCTCGGCAACACCAGCCCCGAGGCGGTGGCGATCGCCGCGCGCCACGGCATGACGCCGGGCGTCTTCTTCAAGGGACACGGCCCGATGCAGGTGACCGGGTACTTCAACCACTGCAAGGCCCGCGACCGCCTGCGCATCGACTGCGTCGAGAATCCCAAGCTCCTCACCGAGCCGATCCACGGCCTGCGCGCCGCGGGCGACTACTGGCGCATCCACGGCTGCAACGAGCTCGCCGACGCGGGCGACTTCCGCTCCATCACCGAGCGCATCAATGGCGCCGCGACCGACGGGCCGCCCAGCCACCACCTCGCGCGCCTGGAGTACCTCGGCCGCGCCGAGCGGGCGTATCGCGACGCGGGGCTGGCCTAAACAAGGAGACCGCATGCCGATCAATCTCAGTCAACACCCGCTGCTGATGCAGTCCTACGAGCTGTCGGTCGAAGTCGACAAGCTGCCCGCGCACCCGGACCAGACGGCGCTGATCTCGGCGCTGGGCGAGTGGCGCAAGCAGCTCGAGGACCATCTGCAGAAGCACGGCCTGCTGAAGGCGGCCTGATGCCCTTCGGCCTTCCCGCCTGGGCGATCTACGCCATCGCCGCGGCCGGCGTCTACCTCGCCGGCTTCGGCAGCGGCTGGCAGGTGAACGGCTGGCGCCTCGGCACCAAGGTCGCCGAGCTCGAGGCGCAGCTCGTCGCCGCGGTCGACCAGGGCAAGGTCCTCGCCGCCGCCGTCAACGCGTGCAACGCCGGCGTGCAGGCCGCCGCAGACGTCGGCAAGCAGGTCAAGGCCGCGCTGCCCGGGCTCCTCGAGGCGGCGCGCAGGGCGCACCAGGCGGGGCTCGCCACCGCCGACAAGCTCGACCAGGCCCTCGCCGCCGGCACGCCCAAGGGCGCCGGCTGCGACGACGGCTGGGCGGTCGTGGAACGCAATCGAATGGCCGGGGCACCGCGATGAGGGGCGTGCGGAATCTCCTCCTCCGCACGGGGGCGCTCGTCGCGGTTGCCCTGGCCACCGGCTGCGCCAGCCTGCCCGAGATCACCGTCCCGGCAGAGGTCAAGGTGCAGGTGCCCGTCGCGTGCGTAGAGCCCGCCCAGCGGCCCCAGCGCCCGGCGCTGCGCCGGCCGGAGGACCTGATGCTGCTCGATCGCTACGCGCGCACCATCGCGACTTGGTCGAGCTACGGGCGCGCGCTCGGCTACGTGGCCGAGCTCGAGGCGGTGGTGGAGGGCTGCAGCCGGATCCCGGCCGCCCGGCCGCCGCCGTAGGTCAAGCATCGATGTCAGTTTGCGAAATTGCGCAACTTCGCAAGCCGAGGCCCCGCCTCACCGATTCGTCGGTGGGGCGGGGCTTTTTGCATTTCCGGGGCGCGACCGCAGGGCGCGCCCCGCTCTCCGCCTGCCTCGCGGTCGGTGCGCGCAGCGCACGGACGCGCCGAAGGCGCGAGCGGGGACAGGCGGAGAGCTCAGGCGGCCAGCCGAACGCGTCGGCCGGGCAGGCTTCCGGGGTATTGTTCGAATCCCTGTGGGGACGCCACTGATACTCCTGCTGCACCGCCCAAGGCGGGCACGCGGTACCTGATCACCACCTCGCCGGCGTCGTCCGGATCCAGTTCCACGCGGGCCACCAGCTGCGCGAGCTGCGCGCGTACGGCACCGCCATCGTCCCGGCCCGTGGCAGCGTCTGCGGCCATCGTACGCAGCGCCTGGCGCACGTCGTCGACGTCGAGGTCCTGCCACGCCTTCGCGGTCGCCGCCTCGCGCTGGGCGGCCGCCAGCTCGGCCTGCAGGGCATCGCGCTCGCGTTCCTTGGCCGCCAGGGTGCGCAGCAGCGGCGCGGCGGCCGCGCTGTCGGCCGCAAGCTCGGCGAGGCGCCGGATCTGGCGCTCGAGGGTCTCGACCTTCCGGCGGGCGGCTGATGCCCGGATGGCGCTCGGTGCGGCCAGCATCCGGGCCCGCATGTGCTCGAGCAGGGTGCGGGCGAGGTCGTCGCCCGCGAGGTCGGCGGTCACTGCGTCGACCACGGCGCGATCGACGCGCCGAGCGAGCACGCGCCGGCCGCGGCCGTGGCGGTAGAAGCTGCCGTCGGCGCCGTGCCAGGTGCGGCCGTCCGGCGTGCGCAGCAGGCCCGAGAGCAGGTACTCGTGCTTGCCGGCGTGCGTGGCCTTGGCGCGACGCTGGGCGAGCTTATCGAGCACCGCCTCGGCCTCGGCCTCGGTAATCAGCGCGGGGTGGGTGTCGCGCTTCACGACCCAGTCGGCGCGTGGGCGGTGGCGGGGGCCGATCGCGTCCTGCTCGCGGTGCACGTTCCAGACGGTGTGCCCGGCGTAGGTGAGCGCGTTGCGCTCGATGCCGAGGAGCGTCGTCGGCGGGCATGCCAGGCCGTGCGCGCGCGCCGAGCGCATGCGGGGCACGCCGATCGCGCGATCCCGCAGGAACGCGGCCACGCGCGGCGCCTCATCGCCGGCGACCAGGCGCGACTTCTGCACGGCCCGGCCTTCGCGTACGGCGCCGGTGTCGACGTGCTCGAGGCGGTAGCCGTACGGCGCGCGGCCGCCGGCGCGAAAGCCGTTCTGCACGTTCTGGCGCATGCCGGCGAGGCCCTTGCGCTTCGAGACGAGCGAATGCCACTCGTCGACGCCGTGGAACACCGCCTTCACGATCGCGCGCTCGGCGTCTTCCATCTCGGGCAGGTTCTTGTACACCACCGACACGCCGCGCGGCCGGCACTCGCGATCCTCGAACCAGTAGGCGGCCGCGGCGCGGCGGGCGATGCGCGAGGTGTCGAGCGCGAGCACGACCGTCCACGCGCGATCGCGGCGGCGCAGCTCCTCGAGCAGGCGCTGCAGGCCGGGGCGGTCCTCGTCCTTGCCGGATTCGACGCTGTCGGCGAACTCGCCGACGACGGTGAGGCCGCGCGCGATCGCGAGCTCGTTCAGCTCGCGGCGCTGGACCTCAATCGAGACGTCCGCCCGATCCTTCGACGATCTGCAGTACAGGACGGCGAGGCGCATCACGTTGGAGCAGCTCCAGGAGGTAGCCGGCGAGGGATTCTAGCGCCGCGTCCGGCGGCGCTCCGATCGTTCGAGCGGGAATGGCGTCGTCGTCGGACGGCGAGATCTCGGCGGGGGTGAGGCGACGGTTCACTTGAAGACCGGATCCCACGTCTCCCACCACGTCGTGCGGCGCACGTTCTCGTGGCGGGTGAGGCGATAGAGGTGCCAGTCGCGAAGCATCCAGCGGCCGAATACGATGCAGAGGTGGCGATGCATCACTGGCCGCCCAGCAGCCGGTGCAGCTTCGTGGCGCGGTCGGCGAGCACCTTGGCGGCCAGCGTGCACGCGCGCTTGCCGGGCGCGTCGATGCGCAGGAGGTTCCACAGAAGCCGCGTGTGAGCCTCGCGGATCTCCCGCATCAGACGGTCGCGGCGCTGGCGCTGGTTGTGGGTCACGGGCGCTTGCTTCGCGGCTCGTGCCCGAACCGCTTCCACGCCTCGGGGTCCACCGGCAGCGGCGTGGTGCGGCCGGATTCGAGGTTGACGAAGGCGCCGTGCCACGTGGTGCGGCCGGTGCGGAAGACCTGCCAGAGCAGCTGCAGCGCGGGCGTGACGACGGCCTGGTTCACGAAGAGGTGCTGGCGCTGCAGGGCCTGCGCGAGGCTGCAGCTGGGCGCGTCGGTGTCGCCGATGAAGCGCTTGGCGCCGAGCTCGGGGAAGAGTTCGAGCACGGTCGGCAGGCGGAACTCGTACGCGCGGTGCTCGTCGTCCCACGGCGGGATGCCGAGCACGACCTGCCCGTCGCTGGCGCGGTTGCCGAGGTCGAGCCAGTAGAGCGGCTGCCGGTACGCGCGCGCGAGGCCTGCGCCGATCGCGGCGCGGGCCTTGGCGCTGTCGACGCAGGTGACGAGGATCCGCGGCTCGCGGTCGCCGCGCACGTTGCCGCTGTACGCGGCGGCGTAGCCGGTCCAGTCGGTGCCGTACCAGGCGTTCAGGCGCGTGGCGAGCACGGCGGCCTTCGACTGCCCGACGTCGGCCGGCGCGAAGAGCTGCCGGCCGAGGTTGGCCTCGCTGACGGTGTCGGGGTCCCAGATCTCGACGTCGAGCCCCGGGTGGCCGAGTGCGCGGATCGCGGTGTCGAGCCGCGCGAGGCCGGCGGCCATGAGGCTGCCGTTGCCACCGGCGCCGGCGAGCTCGATGGTGACGCGCCGGGCGATCAGGTCGGGGTGGGTGCGGTGCTCGTAGATCATCACGCGACCTCGAGGAAGAGCCCGTGCGCGCAGAGGCGCACGGCGTGGCTGGGCTCGCGGGCGTGCAGCTCGCCGAGCACGATGGCGAGCTTCACCTCGCCGGCGTCGTCGGCGTCGTCGGTGGCCGAGAAGCCCGCCGCGAGGCGCCCGTGCGAGTGCAGGTCGACCGCGAAAGGCTCATGCGCCGCGAGCCTCGGGCGCTCGAAGGTGACGCTGCCGGGGGTCGCGTCGGTGGGGGCGATGGGCTCGTAGTGCAGGCGCCCGAAGGTCGTGTTCCAGATGCCCCATGCGGCGCACTCGGCGGGTAGCGCCAGCTCGGCGTCGCTGCGAAAGCGCTCGATCAGCTGCTCCAGCTCCCAGCGCTCCCACGCGAAGCGCAGCGCCATGTCGATGTCGCCGTAAGGCAGGTCGATCGCGCTATCGGCGATGAGTTGGCGCAGGTACAGCCACGGCCGGCGCACCTCGAGCCAGAGCCCGTTCGACGCGGCGAGGTAGCGGTGGCCGTTCGTGGCGAGCGGCTCGAACGTGCCGTGGCGCGGCACCAGCACCATCGGCGAGTGGCGCTGCAGGATCTCGTCGCGGCGGTCAGTCACGGCCGCGTCCTTTCTCCATGCGCTGCACGAGGCCCTCGAGCGTGAGTTTGGCGTCGACGAGCTGGTCGACGGGGAACTCGGTCATGCCGGGCCCGAGGTCGAGCAGGTCGCGCCAGAAAGCGTACGGGCCGCCTTCCGCGCGCACCAGGCGCTCGCGGCCGCGCACGTTGGGGTGCGTGAACTCGCTGGCGAAGAAGGCATCCTCGTACTGCGCGAGCGACTCGGGGGTGAGCGTGCGCGGCAGCCGGACATTGCCGGTGCAGATCTCGCCGCTCGCCCAGACGTTGAAGTACGGCGCGCGCAGGAGGCGCGTCTTCGGGCCCGGGCGCGCGGTGCCGGCGAGCGCGTACACGCTCCAGCTGCGATGCCCGACGGCGAAGACCAGGCCCGGGTGCGGCACGCGCGCGGCGCGCTTGCCGATGAGCGACGCGCCGGTGTCGTCGTCTGCCTGGTCGGCGGCAGCGCTCTTCGTGGTGTCGAAGTGCACGGTCGCGGGCGCCGGCGGCCGCCACCACACGAGCGAGCGCGCGCCGAGGTACAAGAGGCTCGGCGGCACGAAGCCCGAGAGCGTGGCCGCCTCGCCCAGCGCGCGCGCGATCTCGGCGCAGGCCTCCTTCGTGGCCGGCGCGCCGGCGCTGAGCCGCGGCCGCGCGCCATGCTCGATGCCGTGCACGGTGGCGTACGCGGCGCCGCCAAGGTCGGATGCGTACACCAGCACCGCCGCGCGCAGGGTGTACGCGGCGGGCGTGGGGGCGGATACGGATGCGCGATTGACGCTCACGAGCGGCTCCTTCGGGCGATGAGGTCGAGCAGGTGTTCCATGCGGCGCGCGAGCGCGAGGCGGCGATCGAGCGCGTCGAGGATGCGGGGCAGGTCGTTGGCCGACTCGGCCGGCCAGAAGCCGTAGGCGCACTCGATCGCCGCCTCGCGCTCGGCGTGCTGGTGGCCGTAGTCGTCGAACACCTGGTTCGTGGGGTCGCGGTCGTTCCAGCGCAGCACGGCGGCGTTAGCCATGAAGTGCGCGCCGTTCTCGTCCTGCAGCTCGAACGTCGGCTCGGTATCGTGGCGGCGCAGGGCATCGAGCAGCTCGAGCAGCGCGCGCGCCACGTCGGCCTCGCAATTGCCGGGGGCGGCGTAGCGCTCGATCGCCTTGCGCGACTTGCCGTGGGGGCGCTGCACGAAGGTCGGCAGCGCGCGGTCGAAATCGGCGCGCAGCGGGATGCCGTGGTCCTTGGGCAGAGGCTCGCCGTCGGGCTGGTTGGCGCGCAGCTCGTCGAGCACCATCGTCTCGTCGGGCTCCATGCCCCACCACGCGAACTCGGCCATCCAGGCCACGGCGTTGGGCATGAGCACGGGCAGAGCGCGGCGCTGGGCCTTGTCGATCGCGACGATGGCCGATGCGGCAAGGCCGGGCGCGGCGCGCTCGAGCGCCTTCCAGCGCGGCTCGAGGTGCCAGACGGTGCCCCAGTAGTCCTCGTGCTCGGGCTGCAGCCAGACCTCGTACCGGGTGTCGTTCAGGAAGAGCCGCACGCTGCAGCGCAGGTGCCGCAGGCCTCGCGAGGCGCGATCGAGCCGCGCCTGCAGCAGGCGCTCTAGCGTGGCGAACTCAGGCAGCTTGCCGGCCCGGCCCGGGATCTCGCCCTTGCCGACGACGGCGAGCGCGAGCCTGGCGGCCAGGGGCGATGCCCATGCGGTGGCCACGCGCCGCGGCACCGCATGCAGGTCGGGCAGCGCGAGCATCAGGCGATCGGCGCGAGCACTTCGGCGGGCGCGGCGAGGCGGCTGCCGCCCGATCGCGTGCAGGCTTCGGCGAAGCGCCCCCAGGCGCCGAAGTCGTCGGCGTGCTGCTTGACGAACGCCGGGTCGAGGCCGCGCTGTTGCGCGGGCTGGGGCTTGCCGGCGGCGATGGATTCGAGGCGCTCGCGCAGGCCGGCGCCCTTCGTGCCCACCGCGCGGCGAAAGGTGTACACGACCTTGTCGCCGTCCTTCTCCGGGCCCTCGATCGCGGCGTTGAGGATCTCCGGGTACGTGGCGCTGTACAGGTTGCGCACGTCGACCGGGTCGTGCTCGAGGCCCGGGTCCTCGAGCTCGATGGAGTTGTAGCGGAAGATGCGCTGCGTCATTGCGGGGTCTCCTCGGTGGTGGCGGCGGCCGCGGGCTGCAGGGCGTTGCGGTCGCGCGCGGTGTACTCGCGCTTGTTGTCGTCGACGGCGGTGATCTCGTAGCGGTCGCCCGTGCCGAACGGGTCGCCGATCTTCATCGGGGTCGTGGTGCCGCCCACGTGCTTGCCGTCGGCGGTCTTGATCGCGTACACGCCGTGCGCGGGCTTCGGGGGTGCCGGCGGCGCGCTCGCCGGCGGGCTCGGGGGCGTCGCGGCCGTGGCCGGCGCGACACGGATCTCGCGCTTCCCGGCGTCGACCGCCTCGACGGTGAACGCGCCGGCGCTGCACGAATAGCCGTCGCCGACCTTCTTCTCGAACACGGTGACGCCGAGCTCCTTGCCGGCCTTGGTGAGCACGCGCCAGGGCTTCGGGGTCTTGTCGACCTTCACCTTCGCCGAGGGCTTCGAGGCCTTTGGCGAGGTCGCCTTGGCGGGGGCTGCAGGCTTCGGCGCCTTCGCCCCTGCCGCGGGCGCGGCGCCGCGCTCGGCGTCCTTCACGAAGTCGGGCCAGCAGTTCGCCCAGAGCTTCTCGTAGCGCCGGCCGGTGGCGGCCTCGCGCACGAAGAGGTTGCGGGTGAGCTTCGCGCCGTGCTTGGCCTTCAGCTTGCGGTAGTCGGCGATGCACTCGGCCTTGCCGGCGCGCTCGCCAGGCGCGGCGGCCTTGGGCGCGGGCTTCTTCGCGGCCGGGCGCTTCTTCGGCGCGGCGGGCTTCGCGGGGCGGCGCGCGGGGGCCTTCTTCGGGGCGGGCTTCTTCGCGGCGGGCTTGGGTGCCGCGCCGGGCAGCACGATGTCGGCGTCGTCGAGCGCCTCGTCGAACTCCTGCGCCTCGATCCAGCGCGCGTATTGCGCGATCGCGGCCGGCAGCTTGGCGTCGAGCCCGGTGGCGGTGCCGGTCGCACGCAGCGGCTCGTACCCGAGCACCTGGATCTTCACCGACATCCGTCCGCCAGACATCGAGACCGCAACGGTGTGCTCGCGGTTCGCGATCGGCGCGAGCGCGGCAAGGAAACCGGGGGCCTGCGCCCCCTGGGGCGTGTTCATCGGGTGGATCTCCGGGTTACTGGGTGAAGTTGGCGAAAACGAGGTCGGCCAGCGCTCGCGACTGCTCGGCCGAGTACTTCACCGGCGCCGCGCCGTTGAAGACGACGATCTCGTTCTGCGCGGTGATCGCGGGGAGGAAGTCGACCGGCTTCTCGCGCCTCGCCCGGCGCTGCACGCGGCGGGTCTTGCGCGCGGCGCGCTTCTTCTTCGCAGGCGCTTGGCGGCGTTTCTTGCGCGCTGGCGCGGTGTCGCCGGCGATGTCCAGGCGCTGCCCGGGCAGGCCGTACACGCGGTTGACGGTGGTGCCGGCGGCGATCACTTCCTTGTCGGCCTTCATCTTGCGCAGCAGCGCGGTGAGCGCGCGCGGTGTGCCGCCGATCTTGTCGAGCAGCGTGCGCGGCGAGCTGGGGCCGCTGGTCTTGAGGTAGGCAAGGACTTCGGTGCGGGGGTCGGACATAGGGCCTCGATCAGAAGCTGGTGGGTTGAGCGACGGCGCGCGTGAGGGCCATAAGGCCCTGCTGGAAGTGCGTGTCGGCGATGTGCGCCCACCGGCCCGGCTGTGCGCGCGTGATGCGCTTCTGCTCGGCATTGCCAGCCTCGGCCCGGCCAGCGTCCGGTGAAACGGTCGCGTTGAGCGCGGCAAGCGACTGTTGGTGGATGTGCGACTTCACGTCTGCGCCGATCTGCTCGAGGTCGGCGCCGACGGCCTTGATGCGGTTCATCAGCGCAATCTCGTCCTCTGTGAGTTCGCGATAGCCGGTGATCTTGCGGTGCTGGTTGTCCATGGGGGGCTCTCAGGGTTGGGTGCGGCGAAGGAAACGGCGGTGCGCCCACATCGACGCGACGATCCCGAACGGGCCGCCGAGCAGGTAGGCGATGACTTCAGTGAGGCTGGCCTCGGGCAGCAGGCGGTACAGCCAGAGCGTGCTCGCGCCGATCAGCAGGCTCGTGAGGAACGCCGCGCGGTAGTGCCCGCCGTTCACGTTCAGGCTCTGGAAGCCGAGCGCGAACACGCTGACGAAGGTGCTGGCGAAGAGGATGGCTTCGGTCAGCATCACGAGATCCGTCCGGCTTGGTCGAGCAGGAACTCGCGCACGCGATCTGGCAGCGTGTCGAGCAGCGGGCGCGCGGCAAGGTAGGCAGCCTCGGCGGTCGGCGTGGCGGCGGTGAACTTCGAGACGATGAAGCCGCGTGCCTGCAGTTCCTCCACCAGGTCCTCGTCGTCGAAGTTCTCGAGGTCGACGTCCACGTCGACGCTAACGCTGACGGAGCGGCTCATGCCAGCCACTGCCCGAGCAGGAACATCGCCGCGCCGATCGCGATGCCGACGGTGACGCCGGCGCAGAAGCGCATCAGGCTGCGCTCGGCGTCGCGCTCCATGGCCGCGTACAGGTCGTGCAGGTTGTCGGTGCGAGGCTCGTCGCTCATCGGCGGGCTCCCTTGGTACGGCGCGCGTGCGCCAGATTGCGGATGCAGGTGGCCAGCGTCGGGTTGCGCATCGCCTCCTCGAAGCTGCGGCGTACGCGGCGGCGCAGGGGCACGCTGGCGTACGCGGCGCGCAGCTCGACCTCGGGGTCGGCGGGGTGCGCGAGCGGCAGCTCGGGTGCGTCGGTGTCGGCGGCGATCAAGCGGCCTCCCGCTGGGCGATCCAGGCCGCGTCGTACGCGCGGATGATGGCCTGGTGCGCGGCCTCGTCTTCCGGCTTGGGGTGGATGAAGGTCGCGTCCTCGAGCATCGCGATGCCCGGCCGCGACGGGTTGATGCGCACGAAGAACTGCATGCCCTTGTCGAGCAGGATCACGCGCGCGAGCGGCGCGCCGGGGTTCTTGGCGCGGACCTCCTCCCACGGCGTGAGCGGCGTGGCGCGGGCGGACACAAGCGGCAGCTGGGCGCTCATGCGACCCTCGACTTGCGGCGGCCGTTCAGGCTGATGGTGCGCGCGCCGCGGGCCTGGCCGATGCGCGCCTGCTCGAGGCGCCGCTGGGCCTCGCCGGTCAGCGAGATCGCGGCGCGCGCGACGTTGGTGCCGAGCATGCGCTCGCAGTCTTCGAGGGTCGGGTACGAGATCTGCGCGCCGATGCGCTTGCCGGCTAGCACGACGCGGTGCGTGCCGCGGCCCTCGTGCGCGGTGTGGTCGTGGTAGACCTCGAAGGCGGCCTTGCCGGTGCCGCGCGGGTAGGTGCGGACGTGGCGCATCAGGGCCGCCCCTCGGGCATGCCGCTCGGCGTGCGGTGGTAGGCCTGCCGGCTGCCGACGAGGAGGCAGCGCGCCTCGAGCTTGCCGTCGCGCTGGGTCACGATCACCAGCGTCTTCTCGTGCTCGGTGGGCGTGGGGCACTGCTCGGCCTGGTGGTGGAGCGCAAAGCCTTGATCGCGCGCGATGTCGGCGGCGGCCCATTCGACGTAGTGCTTGCCGATCCACAACGCGGCCAGCACGATCGCCACGATCGCGAGCGTGTCGGTGATCCGGCCGAGGAGCATGCGGCGCTCGTGTACGCGGCGCGGCAGGGCGTTGGTCGACGGGGTGTCGGTGGGATCAATCACCGTGTGGTTGCGCAGCCAGTAAGGGCGGCTCATGCGTCGGCCCTCACGATCTCGAGCGGCTGCGTCGCGCGCTGCAGATCCTGCGCGGCCAGCACGGCGTCGGCGTGGGTGCTGTACTCGGCGGCGTCCTTGCGTGTGGCAAGTCGCGCGCCGCCGAGCATGAACATCGGCTGCGACCCGCTCACGTACAGCCCGGTCTGGGGCTCCTGGAGCAGGTACTTCGGGTCGTGCTTCTGGCCTCGGGCCATGGTGCCCTCCGTCGATTGGACGGGGGCAAAATAGCGGGTTGCTATTATCCTGTCAATAGCAAAACGCTAAGCAATGAGGGCAAATTGTGCCCGGGCCCGCTTGTCGGGCCGGCGGCGGTGGTCAGGGTAGGGGCTGGCGCGCCTGGAGCAGGGCCTTGATCTCGGCAAGTTGCTGGTTCATCTGCACCAGCTGGGGGATCAGTCCAGCGGACCGGTCGGTGCCCTTGAGCAGGCGCGCGACGTCGACGGAGTGCTGGCGGAGCGTCTGGACGTCGGACTTGATCGAGAACACCGCGAAGGGCAGCAATATCCAGAGGATCGCGATCACCACGGCAATCAGGCTGCCGATCAGATAGAGCTCGCCCATAGGGGGTACCTCCTCAAGGATGTTGCTTAGTCGGCGCCTTCAACTGGTGGGCGAGTTCGCGCATGGATTGCTCCCATTCGCGGTATCGCTCGGGGTCGCTGGGCGGTGCCGTGATCATACGGCGATAGCGCTCCGGGATCGCCTCGATGATGGCTCGCAGCTCGCTGGCAATATGCACGACGTGGTCCTGCAGCGCGGGCGGCAACTGCTCGAAGTCGCGCACCAGCAATTCCGTGCCAAGGGTGCCTTGCGGGTGGGCATGGTTTCGGGTGTCCATCCAACCCGGGGCGAGGTGCAGCTTCCGCTCGAAGCGGCGCGCGACGGCCGCGCCCATGTCGCGCGTTCCGTTCTTGATCTGCGACAAATGCGCGGCCGCGCTGTCGGTCAGTTCGGCAAGGCGCTGGAGCGAGCCTTGCTGCTTTTCCAGGTCCTTTAGATTCAAGCGTCTAGCGTTGGCGGCGTCCATGGCGTGATTAGTACCCGCCGCGGCGATTAGACGGAATTTGCAAGGTGCTATTGACCGAGTAATAGCGTAATGCTATTTTCGGTCGATGGATGCGCTCGAGTTCCTCAACCGGCACGGCAAAGCGGTCGCCGAAGCGGTCGCCAAGGATGCCGGCACCAATTTCGCCTACTTCAGCCAGATCGCCTACGGGCATCGGCGCCCATCGGTTGACCTGGCCAAGCGCCTTGTGTTGTCGAGCGCGGTCTACGTCGACGGGGCGTCGGACCAGCTGGATCTGCTTTCGCTGCTGACTGCTCTGCCTGCCCGAGAGCGGCGACAAGCCGGCCGCGCGGAGGCGGCTTGAGTTCAGCAGCCTTCCAGGAACTCCTCGGCTCGGGAGTCGTACACGTCCCGCACCCCGGGATAGGTACGCAACTCGATCGACGAGCCGCCCGGCCGCGGAAGCACGTTGGCCACGGCGAGCACGCCACCGGCATCGCGCACGACCCAGTGCACCTGGTAGTGGCCCGCCTCGGCCAGTTCGCGCAGGCTGGCGCGCCACGCCGGCGTCCTGCGCTCGATGTTCTGCGCCACGCAGTTTGCCGCCGCGCGCGAAGGCTGCGCGCTGATCCGCTCGTAGCGGTACCCATCGCGTTGCAGCTCCTCGATCGTCATTGCGCACCCGCTGGCCAGCGCCGCTGCCAGTACCAGTAATCCCCGCATTCCGGCCTCCGTCGAGAACAACAAGATGCCCAACTCTACGCCCGCCCCGCACGAAAAGTGCACCGAGGAGCTGAAGATCAGGCTCCCGGAGTCGATGCGCGACCTGCTGATGCGCCTCGCCTACGCCGAGGATCGCGCGCCTTCCGAGTACGTCCGCCACGTGCTGGCCATGCATCTCTACGGTCATGCCCGGCAGCTTGCCGAAGAGTCGCCGGCGGGGGCAGGCCCGAATGTTCCCTCCGAGGGACCACGAAAAAAACCCGGGGCCTGAGCGCGTGTCGATCTACCTCGGCCTTCCGGCCCGGTTTCGCTCTCCCACCCATGCGGCGGCCGAGATTGCCGCCCTGGACAGCGCCGCCGATCGCCGCGCCTTGCTCGAGCAGGTGCCGGCCGGCGGCTGGCGGCGCTGGGTGCTGCACGAGGCGAAGATCGCGATCGCGGCGCGCATCGTCGACATGCCCCGCAAGGCCGACCGCCAGGACGCGCTCGCCGCGGTGCCGGACGAGTGGCGCGACGAGGTGAAGACCCACGTGCTGCGCCTCTGGAAGGCGGCCGAGATCCGCGCGCGCCACCACGCCATGGAAAGCGAGGCGGCCTGATGGCGACGCTCGACCAGGTCGTCGCCCAGATGATCGCGGCGGACATGCCGCGCATCGAGGGGCACGACCTGCGCGTCGACGGCCGCGTGCACCGCTACGGCCGCGAGAAGAAGGCCTGGTACGTGCTGCACGAGTTCCTCGCCCGCAACGGCCGGCGGGTGATCGTCGGCGCGTTCGGCATCTGGCGCGGCACCGACAACGGCGCGATCAAGGTGCAGGCCGACTGGACGGGCATCGAGCCCGACGAGTACCAGCGCCTGCAGCGCGCCCAGGCGGCGAACGACGCGCGCGAACGAGAGAAGCGCGAGGCCCGCGCCCGCTTCGCCGGCGGCCGCGCGCGCCAGCAGTGGCAAGGCGGTCGCGCGCGGCTGGCCGAAGGCGGCGTCTGCGAGTACCTGCAGAGGAAGCGCCTGCAGTGGGAGAACGGCCTGCGCATCGGGCCCGACGGCGCGCTGTACGTGCCGATGGTGCGCTACGACGTCACCGAGGAGCAGGAGGCCGACGCCGCGTACACCGGCCCGCGCCGCCTCGCCGGCCTGCAGAAGATCGCGCCCGATGGCTCGAAGCGCTTCAGCCGCGGCATGGATCCGATCGGCACGGCGTGCCGCTTCGGGCCGAAGGCCAAGGACGGCGAGATCCTGCTGCTCGGCGAAGGCCTCGCCACGGTGCTCTCGGCGCACCAGACGCTCGAGCGGCAGTACGCGTCGTTCGTCGCCTTCACCGCCGGCAACCTGCTGCCGGTGGCGCGGATCCTGCGCGAGCTGTACCCGCGCTCGCCGATCCTGATCCTCGCCGACGACGACGCCTACCTCGAGGCGCAGCTGAACAAGCGCCTGCGCTCGGACTACGGCGTGCGCGATCTCTACAAGGTGCTCGACGCCGAACGCACGTTCGCCGGCGACGCCGGGCCGGTGGTGGTGCGCGCCGACCTGCAGGAGGATTCGCGCGGCACGCCGCTGCTCACCGCCGGCGTGCGCGTCGGCGACAAGCTGCGCACGTTCACGTGCACCAACGCCGGCCGCACCAAGGCTTGGGAGGCGGCGGGGCAGGTGGGCAACGCGTGGGCGGTCTGGCCGGTGTTCGCCGATCGCGTGCTCTCTCCGGATCCGGAAGCCGCGAGGCTCACCGACTGGAACGACCTGCACTGCGCCGAGGGCCTCGAGCCGGTGGTGGCGCAGCTTGGCGACGCGCTGAAGGCGATCGAGGACGCGCACGCACTGTCGCGAGCGCTCGCCGGCGGCCAGCCTGCCGACGCGCCCGAAGGGGCTCCGCCCGCGGGCGGGAAGGGCGGCGGCGACGAGCCTGACTGGCAGCTGCACGGCCGGCTGGTGAAGCGCTTCACGCTGATCGAGCGCTCCGACACCGCGTACGACGCCGAGCGCGGCGTGCTCTGGCGCATCGCGCACATGCGCCTGACGTTCGGCGCCGGGGTGGTGAATCGCTGGCTGGCGTCTGCACGCCGGCGCTCGGTGGACCTGTCGTCGGTGGTGTTCGACCCGCGCGGCGAGGCGGATCCCGAGACCACGGTGAACCTCTTCCGCGGCATCGAGATGACGCCCAGCGAGGGCTCTTGCGAGAAGCTGCTGAAGCTCCTGCGCTACCTTTGCAACGAGGACCACGAGGGCGAGCATTACCCGATCTCCGACTGGGTGCTGAAGTGGATGGCGTACCCGCTGCAGCACGTCGGCGCGAAGATGAAGACCGCCGTCGTAATGTTCGGCCCGGAGGGCACCGGCAAGAACCTCTTCTGGGGCGCGCTGAAGTCGATCTACGGCCGCTACGCCGCGCTGATCACCCAGGCCGAGCTCGAGGACAAGCACAACACCTGGCTCAGCGCGAAGCTCTTCCTGATCGCCAACGAGGTCGTCACGCG